ATATGATACTTTAACTGTTACATATTTAGTCATCATTTTTAATCCTCCTATATACTTTTGAAGAATGACCTGCACAAACCTGTGCAATATCATTACAATGTTTGTTTAGAAACCATCCTATACCCGTAACACTACCAACATAAGGACTTGTTCCTTTCTTTTCAACTATTTTTTCAAGTATCATTTTAGCAGTAAAATCGCCATCCATTTCTGCTACTGCTTCTTTAACCCATCTTCTCATATGTGTATTCAACTAAACACCTCCTTATGTCCACATTTATCGCAGATTAATACTGCATATTCTTTATTAGCGGCACTATATTTATAATTAGTCTTTTTGTATTTAGACATAACCATTTGTCCTTCTTTACATGCTATACATTTCATTCTTTCATCTCCTTTGCCTTAAATGCTGCTAATCTAATTGCTTCTCTAGCACTTGCAGTTATACTTGCGGCTAAATCAATATCAGCCCATCCAAAGCCTTGATAAGCAACAATGCCGTAAAATGANGCCATTAATCNNTTTACTGCCATTTGATTGTTATGCCATTTAATAAACTCACTATNATTATCCGCCTCTCTCGCTTCTCGCATAAGACGCTTATATTCGTTTCGCAACTCTTTGAGTTCAAGAACGGCTCTAGGTAATAAACCCAATTTATCAGTTTTATAATAAAGCATTTCTTCATGAGTTACTTCGCTAAAATCTCTAGGTGTTCTAATATTTACTCCAAACTGAGTTGGTTCAGATGATTTAGTTTCCCATGAGATATTGCGAGAAATCATCATAGCAGGATATAGACCTGCATAATCAAATGCCGCTACATTAAGATGTAATCCCTGAGTTTGTTCACTTAATGGGTCATAAATCATAGCCCCATCATATTCTCTTCTTTCTTCATTCTTATTACCTGTTGGTGCTTTCCATTCAGCATTACGCATAAANTAAATNGAACCCATATGNCTTGCATAAAAACAAGCATCAAATGGTGCTTTNAGTAATCTTTGTAAAGAAAGAATTGCTTCGCTACAATAATTNGTTTCATCAATCTTTACAATCAATTCAACATCTTTNATTGCATAATCAAGATATGTTTGTGTATCTTCTAACCATGCTCTTCTATAAAACTCATTTGTGTCTGGAAACTTTTCTGACACTAATTTCTTTTCATTAAGAACTGTTTCACCAATATAATCTAAAGACATAGAAGGTAGCGTTCCCCTTTGAGAATCGTTCCATTGTCGCTCAAAAGCAAGGTCTAAATTGAGGGTTATGCGGCCCCCTATGGGCTGTTCAATAGGACTGAACCCATTTTCAGCATAGGCAAAAGTAAAGCCATTCTTGACCTTTCTAACGCCTTTAATCGTGCCAATAGGTGACATTACGAGAGGATTCAAACCAACGGCACAAGCCCGTTCTAATAACTTAGGAACATCAGCAAAATTACCGAACCATGAAATTAACATATCGGGGTCTTTTACAATCATTGTAGTCATAAAGGATTCAATCATTTCTTTTTCAGAATTAAAAACAGACACATGAGCGACTTCTTTTGTAGTCATTTTAAATCCATTATACGGTTCTTGATTAGGAAACCAAACCCATTGATGGTATTCTTCATCATAATTATCATACATTACAATAGTAGTAATCTTATCATGATGTTCTCCGCCTTGTTGCCATTCCATATCCCAATACCACTTTCGCAGTTTATATTCGGGCATTTCATGTAATTCATCAACACAGTATCTAAAATGTAAAGGAACATCGGCTTCAAAAGTTTGGCTGAATATATCCTTAGCATACTTTATATCTTCAGAAGAATCAACATATACTTTCTTTAGTTTCTCGCCATTAAGATTAAACCAATCTCCTTCTTCATAATTAAATTGTCTAGTAATGTATTTACTAGGTTTATAATCACGAACTTCTTCTTCGCTATCAAGAATAAAAAAGTATGGAGTGTAATCAACAGTTTCTATGATTCTTTTGCCATCTTCTCTCCATGCTTTGAATATTCTTTTACCATCACTATATTTATTAATAATCATTGTTATACCCCATTAACATATGGTGCTTTGATTAAGAGTCTATCACTTGCTACAATAAGAAGAGGAAACTCATCTTTCATGTAAAAGTTAAGCATTTGCCCATTTTCAAAGAACGCATAGAGAGGCCCGCTAAAATCAATTGTAGCGGGTTCTCCATGAGTAAATACTGTATTTACAGTTTCTTTGTAACTATCGTTATGTGCGCTTCTGCTAGAAATAACCACCTGTTCATTATAATTTAATGTATAAATGCCNCTATTNATTAGTTCACAACTCTTAATTGCATCCTTGAAATTATTTTGAGTTAATGAAAAACTACCTTCAAANGAAGCCTTTCCAAAATTAAATAGAGTATTTGGTTGTGCTTCATAGTTTATATGACTAACCATATTTTTAATGTTAGTAATAGCCTCCATACTCGGATGCTGAATTACTCTCGGCATGTTTCTATTCTTGTTAGGACTAACAACGGAAACAAAATCACCAACATTGATTTCAATATCTCCATCACAAGTTTTCAAGTATTTGATTAGCAAACCTGAATCAACAATTGTTGAGCCATTTGTTTCGCCATTTACTTCTAGGTTTAGAATAACCATAAAAGTATTGTCACCATTATACAACTTCAATGTATTATCTTCAAGAGACATATATACATATGAACCTATGTTAGAATTACCAAATCCGCTTGTAGTTAGATGTTTTCCTCTAACTTGCATACTATCTAAAGCATTTGATAGGTCTTTACTATCTATACTAAATTTCAAATTTTACCCTCCTGCAATTCGGGAATACCGTTCCAAACGATATTAGGCGGTTGACCTTCTCTAATAGTCCATGTTTTACCAACAAGATTACCATTTGTTCGTGAACCGATTAATTGAGCATTGAATACAATATCTCCCTTTATTCTTTTCTTTTCACAATAGATTTCTTGTTCTAATTTACCGCCCCAATCCCTCCATGCAGGTTGAACACCAACAGGAACATTGTCAACATATTTTTCTGTTTCGTGAGTAATATATACTATATCACATTTTAGATTAAAGATAGCCTCAAGCAAGAAATAGAATGTTTTATTTCTTGAACCATATTGATAAGGCATCATCTTTGTAACTTCAGTAGGATTAGGATTTACTTTGTAAATACACTTATCAAACCAAGTATCGACACCATCAAGAACAAAAATAGGTTTTTCTCCTTCTTCTATTTTGCCTCTAACATGCCTAACAAAGTTATGCGAGTTTAGTTCAGATTTCTTAATATCAATCTTATTATCTTTATCAACAACTATTGGGTCATATACTACAATTCTATCGGTAGCATCATAACATTCAATCCAAGTGGATTCAACGCCACTATCCCAATCTAAAACATATATTTGTCTATCTGGAAAATCCAAAGCAATTCCGGTTTTGCCTGTTTTTGGTTCACCCCAAATACCTAAAACCATTCTGCTTTTCTTTTCTTTTCTCTTCCTTTCTTGTTGTCGCTCAAGGTCTAAATTAAATTCATCCTGTTGCTTACCAAAATCGGTTTTCTTTTTATCTTCAATTGATTTATTCAAATCATTATTTACATTACTAGTTAATCCCATTCGTATTCCTCCATTAATTCTTCTTGACTTACCATAATACTTTGTCCATGTATTTCACTCCAAGTTTCTATTATTCTCTTGAGTTCAAAAACATCTCGACATACATATCTAACTTCTTTAGTTCCAATATGTAATTTAGTCCAATAAGTTCCTTCTTCGTTTTCATTTTCTTTCCAAGTTATAAAATCGACTGAAAACAAATCTATAATATAACTGTTCTTTTTTATTAAATATCTTTTCTGTTTAATTATCATTTTTTACCCTCCTAATGGAGTTGGGCTTTGCACCCATTTGAGCATCAATTTCTCCAAATAGTTTATGCTTACACTAACGCCCCAAGTGGAGTTACGCTTCAAAACCAATCGAAATCTTCTTCGACAGGTTGAGATGTTTCAACCGCAGAACCATGCTTAATTACACAAAACAATCCCGAAGTATTAATTGTTACAGGTTCAGCAATACCATCAACAATTCTTTGACTTGTTCTTCCTACAATAATTACAGAAGAACCAATACCAAAGTCAAGTGTTAGGTGTGCTGGAATCCAACAAGTTATCATACCCGAATCATTTTCATAATCCAATTCAGCATTCAAATCTGTAATGTTGATAATCCTATTACCGTTCTTAGTTGGAGTCATATTCATATTACAAACTGTTCCATCAGTAACAATAAATCTCTCCTTCGTTGGCGCACTTTGACGCTCAATATGTGCTTTATCCATTTCAACCAAAGGAACCAAATGACTATTGTAATTTAGTCTTAGACAGTCCTCAAAGTCAAAACTTGACATATCTTGGTATAGAGAGTTTTCAGGGTCTAGGTCACTATTTAGAGTTAAACTACTCACTGTTAAATCAGTAGCACCATAAATGTCTGTTCCATTAGAACCTTCAACACATAGGAAATGAACCCATTCAAAAGTATTAGGTGCAAAGTCCACACCGCCTTGATTCTTGTATGAGAAGTAATAACTTCTCATTTCACCATTTCCTAATTTACCATAGAATACTCC